TAATACATGAGTATTCCAACTATTACGCGCGTTAGTAACTGTTAACTCCTGAGTCTGCCAAACGGGCGTAGCTACTGTATTATAAGCGTTTGTAATTGGGCTGTATTGTGAAGTAGTGCCGCCAGAGTTTTTAACATAAATGCGGTAATAGAATAAGTAACGCTGGTAACGCTTGGCACTGCTTGCGCTTAATGCTACAAAAGAGTCGTCAAACCATTTGCACAGCATGCGCACCCGTGTAGGCTTGCTGGCTTGTAATGTCTTGTCAACTATTGACAACTCTATACTGTTATTGTCTGGCTCGGTCCTTAAAACAAATATAGCGTTTTGTCTCTCCTCTATAACATCCACGGCCCTAACTGGTGGCTGGTATGTTAGTGTCGGCTTGGCTTCCCACTGTGGCCTTACATTAGCAGCAAGGCTAACGGCGTGGGCTGTGCTGCCATTGCTTTGGTAGGTACCCGCAGCGTTGTAAATTCTAGTAGTTAAGTTAGTAGCGTTATAGGCGTCGTCTGGTAAAATCCAAAACGCCCCGCTTTCTAATGTAATGCGACTGCCGTAAATGCTTAGCACTTGCTCTATGGCCTGCTTGCAAGTTAGTAAGTCTATATTTGTGCCAGCCTCGAAGGGGTCCGTAGTGTCAATAAATTGAACATCCGCGAATGGGTCAAAGTTATTGTAAAAACTAAGCAGGTTAAACTTAGTGTTTGCTAGCCCTTTGTAACTTGCCTGCGCTGTGTCATACATTGTAACCCCGTCGCGTATATAGGTATTCTCGCCTAAGGCGGTCCAATAGTCATCTAGCCCACAGAGTTCCAAAGACTTACGCACTATGTCTAAGCCCGTAGCCAATGAGTCCGTAAACCAGTCAGGGCTTACAAAGAAACCCTCTAACAAGTTTAACGAGTCAACAGCCACCAAGTCAAACACTGGCGCCCCGTTAATGCTTTCGCGTAGGTAGTCGGCTTGATCTGCAACAACTCGGCCCACATAGTAAAGCGCGTCTGCTCTATAAACGACAATAGCGTAGCGGTTCTCCTCGCTGTTGGCAATAGCTATAAAAGCATTTCGCACCGTGTCACTAGGCATTACCCAGTTAGTCGAAATTCTACTAGGCCTACAAAAGTTTTCGTAGTAGGTATTACCCTGACCTTGGCGCTCAATAGTAAAGCCGTCGCCTGATAGGGTTAATTCTGTGGCGTCCTCTAATTCTAGTAACTTTTCTAGTAAGCAACTAGCGCCCTCTTGGTAGCCTCCCGCTGCTGTTACTCTGGTAGCGTAGCGGCTTGCAAAGTTGTTAGCACTTGAGCCAGTGGCCCCGTCCCAGAGTTCTACCCTATACTCTATATTTTCGATGCTCAAAAATGAGCCGTAATACTTGCGTGCCATTAACCCCGTTTGCTGTCTTTGTTATAACGCTCTAAAACTATTGCCAAGTCTCGGCCTTGTATTGTAGTACTTGCAATAAACCCGCTGTTGTTGTTATTCATGTTTAGCATCCCCTTCAATTTATCAAGTGGTGCAATTACTTCAGGGTTAGAACTTGCGCCCGGGTATTCACCAACAAGGCCCAACGTCGGACCGCTAACAATTCCACCCTTAGCGAATGCCGTAGGCTGTGGCCCTTTCTTAAGCATGCCGCTAATAGCTGCCGAGCCTGCCACCAATGCTATACCTGCTGCTATACCAATTTCGGGCCGCTTTAAAATAAACTCTTTAAAGGCTTTAGAAGCGGTAGCCGTTGCAATTAATGCAGTACCAAAGGCCCGCATAAACTTAGCAACAGAACCCAGCAAGGCTTTGCCAAAATCGTCGAAGCTAGTAATTTGCCCGCTCAGTATTCCGCCAATCATGTCGCCGAATGCTTCTACGCCCTCGGCTGTCATGCTGTTAAAAGCATTATTAATAGCGCCCGCTGCCTCTGTCATTCTCTGCTCGTAGTCGCTCATTATAGCAATCTGCTCGCCAGTGGCTTGCTTTAAGACTGGCGCATATTGTTGCATAGGGCCAGTAACCGCGGCAAAGGCCTCAATAGTTGGAGCGCCTGCACCAAACTGCGGAGCGCCTAATGTACGCGCAGCGGCTTGGTTTGTTTGTGCTGTTGTTAAACCTTCTACCGCCTTAGTCTGTTCTTTAATTGCAGTAGTGGCTTTGCTAACTGGCGTAAGGCTTAAGCCCTGCGCATTACTCATGTTTATAATAGCGTCAATTTGCGACTGAATTTTAGCCGCGTTTTGTTCTGCTATTACTCCTACATTCTTTTGGCTTTCTATAAACTTCTGCACTTGCGCAGGACTTGCCCCGCTGGCATAGAGTCTATTTATTTCGGCTTGCGTAGAAAGTTGAGCCTGCTGTTTGCCTAGTTCGTATTCCAGCATTTTGGCGCTGAGTTCCTGCAACTTGGCGAAGGCCGCCTTGGCTTTGGCCTGCTTGTAAATTTCGTTTGTTAAATTTGTAGTCGCAGTTTTTAACTCTTCGCTTCCGACCTTGTCTAGGTTTTGGTTAGCTAAAAAATCTGGGTAAATTTTCTGTATTTCGGCTAGCGCGTTTTTACGCTCTACCATGCTAGCGTTGTGGTTATTAACTACGGCTAGCAAACCGCTAACGCTTTTAACCTCCTCCTCGAAATTCTTAAGGGTGTCGCTATTTATTTCGTTAAATAACTTTTGCTGCTCTGCGGCTTTCTTTATTCTCTCTTGGTAGTTACCTACTGCTATAACAATAGCGGCTAATGCTGTGGCTGCTAATGCCCAAGGCGCTGCTGCCATTGCTAAGTTAAATGCCCTTTGTACTCCCGTGGCTGTGCCTACTGCGCTAGCGTAAGCCGTTTGTGCAGCAGTTAACACTGTGGTCCGCAAAGCAAGCAAGCCTTGCATGGCTGCGCTCTCCTCTTGTAGTAAGGTTTGAATTTCCTGCAAGCCAGTTACAACTGCCATAACCGCTTGTAGTTTAACCATTGTTTTGGTTAGGTTCTCACTTTCTACACCCATTAAAGCAGTGGCGCCTTCTACTACTGAATACGCCCCAGCAAATGCCTGCACTGTTCCTATAACAGCGTCTAGCCTTCTAGTGTCACTAGCAAAGTAGGACACCTCAGCGCGGGCGTCGCCTATGCTGTCTTTAATTCTACCCGCTTGCTTTATAATGTCATTGGCTACATTTTGAAACTCTGGCCCCAAGGCTCTAGCCTCCATAGCCAAGTTGGGTTCTTAGTTGAAATTGCAGCCAGTTTCTTTTCTATTTCGGTTGCAGCCTTTGCAGTCTCCGCACTCATTTTAGAGCCGCTCGACTGAATAGCCACAATAGCCTCCTGCAAACCTTTGCGCAGCTTCTCTATGTCTGCACCTATAACAATGTTTAACGACCTTGCCATTACCTAGTATAATTAATTATAAAGTCCTGAGAAACTTGGTAGACTCCAGCAAACCCTGCCTCGTCGTCGGTTAACTGTACCTCGCTGTCTAGTTCTATTGTTTGGCATTTAACGCCGTTAAAAGTTGCTGGCAATGTAGCAGCCTCAAACGCTGCCCTTACTTGCCGTAGCGCTTGCGAATGTAGTGCCAAAAGAATTAACCTGCACCCGTGCGAAGTCTGTACGGCTGTGGCTTGTATTAGTTGGGCTAGTAATTATGCTAACAAGGTTGTAACTTATTGCAGGAAAAGCAGACTCTTGCGGAATGCGCAAGGGGTTTAAGCGTGTACTAACAAGAGCAGTAAGCCCCGCGTAGTTGCTAAGAATGTTATAGGCTATTTTTATAGGGGCGCTCATGCTTTGGCGTCTGGGGTTAACTTGGCAAAGACATGCGAATATAACTTAACTGCCTCCTCTATACTAATATAGTCGGGCTCTTCCCAAGGAAAAGTTAACAAGCGTTTTGGCTCGATGGGCTTTTTTAGGTGTGGTGCCATAGAAGTAGCAACTGCCCAGCGTGTAATTTCCCACTGGTTTCTATAGGCTTGCGTCTGCGCCTCACGCATGCCCTCAAGTTTTAAGCGCCAATAACGCGGGGTGCATTTCCAAAACTCGGCCTCACTTAGCCCAAGTTCTCCATAACTAATGCGCTCAATTTTGCGCCAAGTAAGCGGGGCGCTGTCGCCCTTGGCTGTTACTTTCCCTCTGGCTCGTCGCTAGAAAAGAAGTCAGTAACCGCAGCAGTAAAAGCGTCAAGTGCTGGCGATAGTTCGCTAAACTTTGTAATGGCTGCGCCTAGTTTTTGAACCGATGCAAATGGTGTCTTTTCGCCCTGGGCTTCGTAGCCCTCAACGATTCCGTAAAATGCGCAGGCTAGTGCAAAGTCCATAGATTTAGCCAGGTCCTTTTGAATGTTTAGATCTGCAAAGGATTCCATGCCTGCAAGCTGCATCACATTGCGCAGCGAATTCATGTTAAACAAAAGGGGATGACTAGCACCCCCTATTTTAATTTCTGTGCTCATGGCACAAATATAGTAAAACAATTATTAAACTGTGCCAACGGTCAATGCGCCAGTACCTTGCAATGTGCCAGTAAAAGTTGCTTTGTCATTATTGGGGGCGCTCAAAGACAAACTGCTAAAGAAAGCAGAGCCAGTCATTTTTTGGTCGCCGCTGCTGTTGGTTGTCATTACAACAGTTACAGAAGTACCCGCTAACAAGTCGGCTAGGATGTCTTTAAAAGATTGGCCCTGTGTGCTTACGCTTGCATCCTCTTCAAAAATTCCCTCCACATTTAAAGTGTAGCCGTACTCGCCCGCAATAAATTCCTTTGCGCCTGCGCTGTCTTTGTTAGTAACATCAATCATGTCTTTTGAAATGTCGATGCTGTGAGATGTCGCGTTAGCGATTTTAGTCAATGTGCCGCTAACATCTTTATAGATGCTAATAAGCGTGCCGTTTACTAGTCCAGTAGTTGCCATGGTTATTTATATATTAAGTTATTTTTCTTTGCTAGGTCGGCTAGGATTCCATCCACGCCTTTTAAAATTTCTTCAGTTACTGCGTTTGCGTTTTGATCTAGTGCCGGGCGCATGAATGGATGCGGCGTTAAACTGCCTGTATAGCGTCCGTTCTTTTGAATCCTTGGCGCTGTGCCATATTCAAACATAACACCCAGGTAAGCGTTGTAGTATTCACGACGCAAACCAATAAGCGCCTTGTCCAAGTTGGTGCTGTCCTTACTTGTAATGAATCCAATAGAATCGCGCAGGTCGCCTGTGTTAACAGGTGCCAAAGTGCGGGCTGTATTAATAATGCGCTGGCTGCTTTGGCGTATAACTTTTTGCAGCTTAGGGGTTTTTATATTTTTACCCATAGCCTGCAAGGAATTAATTACCTCAGCCATTCCAGTTATATTAGTTTCAGCCATTACAGTGTTACCTCAGTTTGTAGTTTCAAATATAAATTGCGCTGTAGGTTGGCAATGTTAACAATGTTGTGCGCTATGCCATTCTCAACAACGCGATGCTTTACGCTTATGTCACCGTTATAACGCACTGTGTAATTAACGATTTGTTTGTGTTCGCGTCTGTCGGCGTTCACGTTTTCGTTACCGCTTTCAGCTTCTACACGCTGCGCCCAGGCGGTTGCGTATTCGGTCCACGTTTGCAGTTTCTCCCCGGTGTTTGCGTCTGTTGTTTCGGTGTAGCTTTGCAAGCTCACCAGCACATCCATTAACCCTGCATTCATTAGATCATGATTTGGATTTTGTACGGGTCCAAAAGGTAATGGAAACCTAAACTCATTTCTGTTTGAATGGTTCCTGTTACAATGGCCTGCCTGTTATCGTAGTATTGAGCAACCAACAACAAAGCCGCGTGCTTAATAGTCGCAGGAAAAATTGTATCGGGGTCAACTGATGCAGTGCCAACTGGGTTAAACCCTTCTGTGATTTCAACAATGTACTTAATTGTATCGTCCGTGATAGAGCTCGGCGCATCTTCAAAGAAAATATTGCGGCTATAGCTGCCCATTGGATCAGGTGAAACCAACCACGAGGCTGAATCAAATGCAATAACGGCTTGTGAATCGTTTACATAACTCACAGAAACAACAGACAAGCAGCGCGTGTTTAAGCGCAGATAATTACCGCTAGGTATATTGAGACCATTAACGGGATTAACGAGCGCAGGAGAGCCTGTATAAGCGTCAAAACCATACTTGGCAGTTCCTTTGCGTATAGAGTAACCCAAATAATTGCTGCAGGCTTCGATTGCCATAGAGATCAGCCCCGAAATATAGGTGTCATCTGATGACGATGTAACACGCAAATGGCTCTTAGCATCCGCTAAACTTAGGTAGTCGGTTGCAACATTTGCAAAGGCGGTATAACGGCGGCTAATAAACATTATTCTGCGTCTAGTTCGGTTTCAGGGTTCACTGGTTTTGCCTTCTTTTTGGTTGGCGTCAATACTGCAATCTCTTCAGCAACCCCGGCTTCAATTAAAAGCATGGCCTGCTTGGTTTCCAAAATTACTTCTTCGCCTACATTGTAAGACAAATTAAATTGGCCTGTAGGGTTTGCTGTAAATCTCACTTTCATATTGGCCCAGGGGCAGTGCAGTCAAGACCACCCCTAGCACTCGGAACTTTTACGCCCCCGAGCGGGCAGGCTATTAAGC